CGAAATATTTACAACTTACAATAGACTGATCAAGATTCTTAAATTCCCGTGATTCGTACGTATAAAATGGAGATTCGTAAAGACCCGTCTTTGCAGACCATTCCTTACCTATAAAAATTCCGTTCTTAAATGACCAAACGTGACGATTTTTAATAATTTCAGGAAACTGCATATCTTTACAGTTTGTTAAGTGTCGAATAACATCATTATAAGCTGAACCCCTACTCGATAAGTTTTTCCAAAGTTCATACCGTGTTTCTTTTTGTGCCACACCATAAACGTAGTCTTGTATAGTTTCTACCTGTTTCCAAGCGCGGGTATCTTTATCATCTTCTGTTTTAATCTGTGTACAACAATATCCTTTGTACCTCTTGATATTAGATTCATATAAGTTTTGTAAACACGCGAGTATAGCTTGTTGATACGGAGCTAATTCTTCAATTTTATCCATGGTAGAACACCTAAAAATAGAAGGGTCAGACTCTGGGTTTATAGGAACATACGTTGGGTTATTAATCCGCTCATGAATACGTGCCGCACGAAAAATAATTTGCCATGCATCGTCAACTTGGTCTATCAAACGGTTAATACGCATGGATATTTTCATATCTTCGTCATCCTCGACATCCAAAAGTTTTAAAACGTCAGCCCGATGATACATTTGTCCTAATTGCATTTTCAAACGCTTATGGTTTCCAGAAACGAGTTCGACATCAAACCTATCAGGAATACCCGTTTCAGGATTGAGATCCTGAGGGTTTATAAAGTTTTTATAACCAATTTGAAATGAGATCATGTTATTGTTTGTAGTATTAATGTCCCATACGTCTTCAAGTTGTGACAAAAGGTGCATAAACTCTTCAGGGTTAAGCGATTGAATTTGATTGGACCACATTATAGCATTCGATTCGCGTGGATTTGCATCAGAACTGATATAATGTGTCTCGTCCATTTTCTTCTATTACATACGGACTATTTTTCTAAGTTATTTTTTTTGCATATGGGATAACATTTTTATAAGAATTTTATTTTGAATTTCCATCTGTCTCGAAATATTTACCAGTGCAGAGCAGACAGTATCACCGTCTTCGGTCGCGAGTACGGAACTCAATAGACCACCCATGTCCATCATATACTCTTCGTCATCTTCTTCAAACATTTCCATATCTTCATCGTCGTCTGATAATTCGAGAGTGTCTTCTATTACAGGAAGTTCATCATCGGAAATAATTTCCGAGTTTTCATTTTCTTCAGTTGGTTCAAGAAGTGGTTCTTCTTGGTCGGTCATTTCTATATACCAGGAAAAATCATTGTGAGTTTTTTCGCGGGTCTCATCCGAAAAAAAAATCTTGGTATATAGTACAAAAACACACACTATGGCCGGAGGTCTCATGCAACTCGTCGCCTATGGCGCCCAAGACGTCTACTTGACTGGTAACCCAAAAGTCACTTTCTTCCAGGCGGTTTACAAACGCCACACCAACTTTGCGATGGAAAACATCGAACAAACTGTTAACGGCACTGCCGCGAACAACGGTCGCGTCTCCGTCACGATCGCCAGAAACGGTGATTTGATTGCGGACATGTACGTTGAATTGAGAGCGAAGCAAGCGTTTGACAATACTGAAGACGCGTGGGTCGCTGAATCTGCTATCAAGGATGTTGAATTGTCCATCGGTGGTCAAAGAATCGACAAGCACTACCAAAGATGGTGGAGATTGTACGCTGAATTGTACTTGGATGAATCCGCTAAGTTGAACTGGGGTAAGATGACTTCCACTTCCAAGGACGCCTCGAAGGTTTACTTGCCATTGATCTTCTTCTTTAACAGAAACCCAGGATTGGCCTTGCCATTGATTGCCTTGCAATACCACGAAGTCCGATTGGACTTTGACTTGACTGGTGTCTATGACGATAACTTCGATTCGTTCAAGGTTTGGGGTAACTACATCTACCTCGACACCGAAGAGCGCAGACGATTCGCCCAAAAGGGACACGAATACTTGATTGAACAAGTCCAACACACTGGCTCTGACTCCTTGGCGGCGGCTGGTTCCACCAAACAAATCAGATTGTCCTACAACCACCCAGTTAAGGAATTGGTGTGGTGCACTGAAGCGAGCTCGAACGTTGTTGGTGACTTGAACGGTATCTGGAACTTTTCGGACACTGAAGTTACTGTCTCTTCCAACGTCGCCGCTGTTGCGTCTGCCAACTGCTTCGTTCCACCATCCTTGGCTGGTGCGCCAATGCTCGCGTCTTCCGAAGGTGCTGCTCAATTTGACGAAGACTTTTCTGGTCCACTCAGTTCGTTCAAGTTGGTTCTCAACGGCCAAGACAGATTCAAGGAACAAGATGGTAAGTACTTCAACACTGTCCAAGCGTACAACCACCACTCTGGCTCCCCAATGCCAGGTGTCTACTCGTACTCCTTTGCGCTTAAGCCAGAAGAGCACCAACCAACGGGTACCTGCAACTTCTCCAGAATTGACAACGCCCAAGTTTCTATCGCGACTAAGTCTGGTTCGGCTAAAACCACTCTTAACATGTTCGCGACCAACTATAACGTTCTCAGAATCCAATCTGGCATGGGCGGTCTCGCGTTCTCCAACTAAGTTAGTTATCTAGTAAAAAAATAAATAAAAATTAGATTTTAAAATTTAGACCAAATTTTAAAATGTATATTTAATACAAAGTAACATGGGGTTTGGCTCATTAGCAAAAATGGCTGCAAAAGGTGCAGCTAAAAAAGCAAAATCTGAATTGAAAGATTCTAGAAATCAAATGGTTTCTATAGCAAAAAATAGAGGTCAACAAGCTATAAATGGAATGAAACGAAATGCAATTACGTATGGAACTTCTAAATTAAATCAAGCACAGGCGCGTGTTTCTAATAGAATGGGTGCTATAAAAACAGGTTTGGTACAAAACGGACAACCTATTATGCAAGGTCCAAACGGTGGTAATTTCAGACTTGGTCCAAATGGTCAAAGATTACCCGTATTATAATTTAACCCCCAAAACCCGACGTAATTTTTGCATGATTTTGGGATCCGGTATAGCTTTACCCGATTCGTATGAAGAGATGATATCTGTTGATACGTTTATGAGACCCGCGAGATCCTTTTGTGTATACTGTTTTGCAACGCGCGCTTTTTGAATCGTTAATGCTACTTCTTTACTGACCTTTTTGTGTATTCCTAACTCGGTTTCATCGAGTTTTTGTTCCCTTGTTTTACCCGAATATTGACTCCGTTTAGGTAACTTTATTTCCTGACCCATGAACTTAACATACTTTTCTTTTTCCTTTTCTTTGTTAACTTTCCCACGAATAATGACAGGATCCCAGTCTTGGTAATGGTTCATTTAATGAATAACAGGTTAAAATTTTAAGTATTCATATAAACATATGGAAGTTATTTTTGAAATAATAATAGCATTTTCCGTGTTTGGTATTTTATATATAAATTTCGATAGAATGATGTATTGGTGTATCCCAAAATCATATTACGAAGACGAAACATAAAGATTTATAAGCTTATATAATAAGTATGATAGAAGTCTATACAGACGGAAGTTGTCTCGGCAATCCCGGACCAGGTGGATGGGCCTATCTTATAGAAAACGTGATAGGTCGGGGAGGTTCCAAGATAACCACAAATAATGTTATGGAAATGACCGCGGTTATAAAAGCACTCGAGAAGTGTTTGGAACTCAAACACGATAGGGTCCGTGTGTATACGGATAGTAACTATGTAAAAATGGGTTTACTCGAATGGTCTAAAAACTGGGAAAGAAACGGTTGGACAACAGCTTCGGGTGGTGAGGTGAAGAATAAAGATTTATGGATACACATGTTAAAACTTATGCGCGCGTTTAAAACGGTTGACGTGAAATGGGTCAAGGCACACAACGGAAACGAGAAGAACGAACACGTTGACAAATTAGCTCGTGAATATGCATACTTATTTTCTAAGAAAGAGTAATGAGTACACCAGAACAACACCATTGGTGTCCAAAACAAGAAAATCTTCTTAAACGCTGGGCCGAAAAAGCTGCTGGGTATCGCTGGTTACACAATCACGCACGCGTTTCATATAAACGTCAGCACGATTGGTTATCGTACCCATCTATAATTATATCGAGTATTACAGGCGTTGGTGGTTTTGCTGTTTTAAGTCCGGATACAAATAGTATGTCCAATGACCAAAAACAAAAAATTATTATTTTTCAATATTTTTTTGCGTTTATGAACGTCGTCGCGGGTATACTTACATCAATTTCCAAGTTTAATAACTCGGCGCGACTTGTGGAAACACATTCGGCTATGTCTGTACAATACTCGAAACTGTATAGGAACATAGATATGGAGTTATCTTTGGAAACGCAACACCGCGAAGACGTTTTGGATTTTGTAAATAAAATTCGTGTCGAATACGATAGATTACTTGATGAAGCACCTGATATACCTTCTGATTCTATCGCTGCATTTAACGAAGCGTTTCCTGATAGGGAAAATAAACCCGATGTATGTAATGGTTTAAGTGTTATTAATTGCGGTGAAGACACGGATAGTCATAAAAACATGATACTCAAAAACTGGTTACTCAAAAAACGTCCAGGTACACCAACATCCCGAGTTTCTGTTGATTTGAAATCATACAATTCGGAAGAACAGGTTTAAAGAAAAGTTACGTATAGTAAACATGTAGGCTCCTATAGCTCAATTGGTCAGAGCGCGGTGCTTATACGACTTATGTATATTATGTAATTTTAGTGTTACGCAGGCACGCCGAGGCTGTGGGTTCGATCCCCACTAGGAGCACTTACTTACTTACTTTTTACACGCGTATC